AGATCGATCTCCATAGAGATGTACTCAGATAAGATAGAAGTCAATTCAGCTTCAGCGTCTACACTGTGGTAAGCGTTCAAGTCCTGAGCAAATTCAGGAGTCCATTGAGCCTTTAACTTACGAGTCTTAGCAACGATTGCTTCAGAAGCCAACTCAACGTTGATTTCTGGGATAGTAATACCGTTTACATCTTCGAAGTCACCTCTGCTGTTGTCAGCAGGTTGCTTGTGGTAAAGAACAGAACCTACAGTGATGTTAGAAGCACCAGCAACACCTGATTCTAATACTACGAATGTTACACTGTTACCTGATACTGTAGTCAATTCTGGGTTAGAAGTAACGTCAGTAGAACCAGATAATAATCTGAAGGCTCTTACACCTTTAGTGTCAAACTCGTAACCAGTGAAATCTACAGTGTATCTACCGTAGTTAGAAGGTAATAAACCGTCTTGGTAGTTCAAAGAAGCTGAAGTTGCAGCAGCGTAAACAGCGTTATCAGTAGCTAAGTTTACAGAAGCAGAGTTGATTGAGTAACCAAACTGACCTGCACCGTAAAGACCGCCAGAAGCAGCTTCATCTACAGCCATCTTATCGTTAGCAGTAGATACGTTACCGTACATGTTGTCGTTTGAAGTTCTACCGTTAGCAGAAGTACCGTACTTAAAGTCTAAGTAAAATACTAGACCAGAAGGCAAGTTCATAGGCTGTACAGATACGAAATCTTTAGCAGCGATTTGAGCGAATACCTTTCTTACCAATGGTAAAGCTACGCCTGCCCATTGCTCGCCTTGGCCAGCAGAGAAAGAACCTCCAGTACCAGTACTAGAAGCTTCTTTGATCAATTCTTTAGCTTGATTCTCAAGAATCATAGCCATAGAGTTTGTTTCGTGCTCACTTGAAAGACCTTCTAATAGACCAGTAGCAGTCCACTTTTCAGCCAATCTAGCGGCATCAGCTTGTAAAGACTTAAAGCCTTGTGCTGATTCGTTTAAAAGATTGTTTAAATCCATGATTGTTTGATTTTAAAATAAGTTTACTTAATAATACCTGCAAGTTTTTGCATACGTAATACAGCCTGGTTAGCTTCAGTAATTACTTCTGGTTTGTCAGATTTACCTACAGCTGCTGAAGCAAAGCCTCTAGCCTCTCTAACTACCTCTTTCTTATTACCAGAAGGAATATTTTCACTAACTGTTTCAAATACTAACTTAACCTCTTTTACAGTCTCTGCTATATCAAAAGCAGCGATAACGTTAGCTTTTTGGCTCTCGTTAAGGTTGTTTGCCTTGAATACTTTATTAACGTACAATAACTTAGCGTTTAATAAGTTAGTTTCGTTAAGTTCTTTGCGAAGAGTTTCAACAGTTTCTAAAGCTTCATGAAGTTCTTCAGAACCTTCTTCTTCTTTAACGTTAGATGTAGCATCACTACCAATTTTACCTGCAGTATCTAATACTTTAGCCACAGCTTGTGCCATTTTATTACCGCCTTCAGCAGCTTTTTTAATAGCAGCATGAGCACCGGCACCAGCTAATGCTGTAGCAGGTAAGCCTATTAAAGTTGCAAGCATTGTTAGTCCTTCTACACTCATTTCGTCTAAGTCACTCTCTTCCATTGTCTCTTCTTCTATGTAATCACCCTCTTCTACTGTTTCTTCAACAGCTTCTTCTTCTGTGATTACCTCATCTTTTGCCATTTCAGCTAATTCAGCCATCAACTCTTCTAAGTTGATTTCTTCATCGTCAGCAGCAGTCATATCGGCACCAGCCATATCTTCTGCTTCTGCATCAGCTTCCATGTCATCCTCCATGCCATCTTCTTCTCCGTCTAGGTCGCCCATTTCTTGAGATAAGATATCACGAATCATATCTTTAAGATCATCTACAGTCATATCACTGTCAGCGATCTCTTCATCACCAGCAGGCTCTTCACCTTCTGCATCATCTTCAGCTTCGTCTTCAGATTCTTCTGAATCATCCTCTGCTTCTTCGTCGTCTTCTTCGTTAACTACTTCTTCTACTTCTTCAATAGTCTCTTCGATAGTTTCTTCATTAGAAACTTCCTCTTCAGCGATTACTTCTTCTTCAACTTCTTCTTCCATTTCTGCAAGACGTTGAGCCAAAAGTTCTTTTAACTGAGGAGTTAAAGACTCTTCCAAAGCAGCTTTAGCGTTAGCGATAGCAGCTTCACGAACAGATTTTGCATCAGCAATAGCTTGCTTGAACAAATCTTTGTTAGCCATAATTGTTTAACTTGATTTCTGTACGCCTATTGATCAATGACGTAATAAGAGTTTTTTTC